ATAATACAATGGAACAACCAAAATTAATCCGAGAAGTGGATAGTGAAGAATTCATGGAATCTTCTCTAGAAGAAGAAACAGAGTTATTTGAACGCAAAGAAACTAAAGATAGAGAAAAAGTTCTACTTGGCTAATAAATAGATTATAACGATTGTTTTATAATAATGGCATTAGAGCGAATAAGTCAATCTTTCAAAGACCTTTCTTCTTCCTTTAAGGTTAGCCCTTTAACGTTTGATATTATTGCTCTAAAAAATGAAACAGCAATATCCCGCTCTATTCGTAATTTAGTCTATACATTACAAGGTGAAAGATTTTTCCAAAGTAATCTTGGTTGTAGTGTATCTAGAAGCTTATTTGAAAATCTAACAGATTCAACTGCCTCTAATATTCAAAGTGAAATTGATAATACAATCAGGAACTATGAACCCAGGGTATCATTATCATCTGTTGACGTAAATCCTAATTATGATGAAAATGCCTACGATGTTGTCATAAGATACAATATTATCGGAATTGATGCCCAGCCTCAACAATTATCCTTTGCTCTTCAGCCGACACGTTAATGGCTACATCACCCATAGTCAACTTTACCACATTGGATTACGACCAGATTAGGGTAGCTCTTAAAGAGTATCTAAGGTCTAATTCAAACTTTACCGATTATGATTTTGAGGGTTCAAATCTATCGGTAATTATAGACGTTCTTGCATATAATACATACACAAATGCCTTCATTGGAAATATGCTTTCCAATGAGGCATTTCTTGATAGTGCGACTTTAAGAGAAAATGTCGTTTCCGCTGCCAGAGAAATCGGCTACTTGCCGAGGAGTTCTACAGCGGCGCGGGCTAATATTTCGTTTTTTGTTGATACTTCCTCTTTTTCAAATAAGCCAATCTCATTGACCCTAAAGAAGGGCCTGGTGTGCTCTTCTCTGGCGTTCGGAAATGAATCTTATACCTTTTCGGTTGCCAACGATATAACAGTACCCGTTGTCAATGATATTGCACTATTTGAGTCTATCGAGATAATTGAGGGTTCGTTCGTAATTAATAACTTTACCGTTGAATCTTTGAATCCAGCACCACCACAAAGATATATTTTAGATAATCCAAAAATTGATACTTCAACCATAAGAGTAACCGTAAGAGATAGTATCTCTACATCAACCTCAAATAAGTTCACTTTTGCCGACAATCTTTTTAATGTAAATTCTACCTCAAAAATATTTTTCATTCAAGAAATTGAAGATCAAAGATATGAACTCATTTTTGGAGATGGTATATTTGGGGTTAGCCTAAACAGCCAAAATTATATTGAGGTTTCTTATGTTACAACTAATGATTCTGCTGCTAATGGTGTATCTTCTTTTTCGTTTATTGGGAGACTTGTAGATAATAACAACAGTTCTGTGACATCTGGTGTTTCTGTAATTACGACAAACATTGCATCAAGTGGCGGCAAAGAAATTGAATCTATCAATTCAATTAAAAAACTTGCACCTAAAAACTATGCAGCTCAAGGTAGGTGTGTAACTCCCGAGGATTATGAAGCTATCATCCCCAGAATTTATCCAGAGGCCGAAAGTGTGACAGCATATGGTGGAGAAACTTTATCACCACCTCAATATGGTAAAGTATTCATTACTATCAAACCATTTTATGGTAATTTTGTGCCAAATAGCATTAAAGATAATCTCAAAAATAAGTTAAAGCATTATGCGGTAAGCGGAATAGTTCCCGAGATTATTGATCTAAAATATCTCTTTATTGAAATATTCAGTAACGTATATTATAATCCAAATCTTGCTCCATCCCCTGAATATGTTAAAAGTATAGTATCGGATAACATCCAGAGCTATTCAAAATCATATGAACTAAACGGATTTGGGTCTAGATTTAAGTATAGTAGATTTCAAAAATTGATTGATGACAGTCATGCATCTGTAACATCTAACATAACAAAAATTCAATTAAGACGGGATGTAAGAGTAGTTCTGAACACTTTTGCAAATTATGAAACTTGCTTCGGAAATTCATTTCATATTAAAAATATCAATGGCTACAACATAAAGTCGTCTGGATTTACGGTCAGCGGTATTTCCGACACCGTTTACATATCCGATAGACCATCGGATGAATATACGGGCACGCTATTTCTATTCACCAATAAAGATGCTCCACTAGTCATCAGAAATAATGTTGGGACCATTGATTACTCAACAGGAGAGATTAAAATAAGTTCAATAAATATTTTATCAACCATTAAAAATAATATCATTGAAATTTCAGTAATTCCGAAATCAAACGATGTTATAGGTTTACAAGACCTATATCTTCAAATGGATCTCAATTATTCTACGATAAATATGGTTTCAGATGATATATCTTCAGGTGGTGATATATCAGGTTCAAGCTATATTACATCTTCAAGTTATCTAAATGGAAATTCAACGCGATAAAAAATGAAAGTTAAAATAAGCTCTATCGTTGGAAGCCAGATTCCTTCTTTTCTAAGAGAAGAATCACCACTATTGGTGGATTTTATGCGCCAATATTTTGTTTCAGGTGAATATAAAGGTGGACCGTTTGATTTAATTCCTAATATTGATCAATATACAAAATTAGAAAATCTAACAAACAATATACAATCATCATTCTTAACTACAGATATTTCATTTACTGATACCGTTATTACAGTAACCTCAACTAAAGGTTTTCCAGAATCATATGGGCTATTAAAAATTGATTCCGAAATTATTACATATACTTCAAAAACTGATACGACTTTCAACGATTGTGTAAGAGGGTTTTGTGGTACATCGAATTATAATTTAGAATTTTCAACAACAGAATCTTCTAGTCATCTAGACAATGCTATTGTAGAAAATCTTAGCGTTCTTTTCCTTAACAGATTCTTAGAAAAGCTCAAGAAGCAGCTTATTCCAGGGTTTGAGGGTAGAGAATTCACTGATGAATTAAACCAGACAACTTTCATTCAAAGGTCAAAAGATTTCTATGCCACCAAGGGTACAGATAAGGCATTTGAGATACTTTTTGGGGCTCTTTACGGTGAACCCGTACAAGTACTAAAGCCAAGGGATTATCTTTTTACCCCATCTGATGCCGAATATAGAGTATCAAAAGATTTAGTTGTTGAGTCTATCTTTGGCGACCCGACTCTTCTGGAGAACAGAACATTATTTCAAGATGAAACAGAGTATTATAATAAAGCTACTGGATCGATTAGTAAGGTAGAGAAAATAAATCGCGGAGACAAAACCTACTATATTATTAGTCTAGATTATGATTTTAACCGAAATACGAGTGAAATCGGAGAATTTTCAATTCATCCTAAAACTCAACTGACAAGCTCTGCGCCTATTGGTTCCACAACCTTAGATGTAGATTCTACAGTTGGATTTCCACAGGCAGGTTCTTTGCTATTGAGCGACAATTCAGTTCTAAACTATACCTCAAAATCTATAAACCAGTTTTTCGGATGTTCTGGCATTTCATTTAATCTAAATGCCGGCGATACAGTTGCGGTAAATGCCTTTGCATATGGTTACAGCGGCCAGAATACCTCAGATGTTGTGAGTGTTCGTGTAACTGGAGTTATTGGTGATTTTGAAGAAATCGTTAATGCCTACCAATTAAATGTTGGGGATGATATAAGGCCAAAATCTTTAGGGAAATTGAGTAATGATATTCGGTCAAAAACTTGGCAATACAATATTCCAAGCTGCTACATTTTAGAATCAATAAGGCTATTGGATTCGCTAACGGGACAATATGAAGTTAAAACGATTGATGAAAATTCCCTAAATGCTGGCGATATAATAAAAATTTTCTATAAAAATGGAACAATTATACGAACCCCAATCTATTCTAAAATAAATTTCAATACGTTTATTGTCCAGGGGCAGGGTGAACTCGTTTTCTCAAATATTGACTATATTGAGAGAGAAATTACTAGGGCAGCAGCCACAAATTTTCCAGATGTTAGCAATTATCTGGCGAATGTTCAAAATGTTTATGTTGATTCTTCTGAAAACTATTACGTTTCCACGCCATCCATTCCGGGTTATTTTCAAGAGCCATTGGAAGTAAATGCTCGGGGGATTATTTTAAATGGCACCTTTAATGGAACCGTAATAAACTATACAAATCATGGATTCTATACTGGCGATGTGGTAATTTACGATTATACTTCTAGCAATCTCGGAATCGCAAAAGGTATCTATTATGCCAAGAAAGTCACAAAAGACTCCATATCATTAGCGACAAGTAGAACAAATTTAAAAGCTGGGGTTTTCGTTAGTGTTCGGGGAACCGTAACGAACAACACTCTTTCGTATAATGATTTTTTCGGTAAAACTTTAAACCATCAAAAGCTTTTCAGAAAAATCACAAAACCAATTCCAACAGTAACACCTACACCGACGCCGATTGGAAATACTGGTATTCTGAACAACGGTGTTGAAATTTTAAACTATAAATCACAGGATGCTGTATTCTATGGACCTATAGATTCCATTGTCGTCATCTCTCCTGGATCGGATTATGATGTTATCAATCCCCCACTAATTGAGATTACCGATGAAACGGGTTCTGAGGCTCTAGCCAACTGTGAAGTGACCGGATCTTTAAAGGAAATTAGAATCTTAAATCCAGGTCTTAATTTTAATTCTGAGCCATCCATCACTATTTCAGGCGGTAATGGTAAAAATGCCAGGGCCAGGGCCGAAATTAGTCTTTTTGAGCACTCTGCTAGTTTTGAGTCTACCTCAATTGTAAATAATGTCATCGGATTTAGTACATTTCACGGATTTAACAATGCAGAAAAGGTAATCTTCAAGCCAGATGGTTTAACCAAAGTTACTGGTATAACAACAAATTCTCAATATTTTACATCTACGGTGGATGCCCAGAGTATCAAATTGCATAAGATTTATTCTGATGCAATTTCGGGCATCAACACTATTACCTTAATTCCAAGTGGAATAGCTAACCATAGAATCGTTTCAGCTTCACCTAAAACAAAGGTTTCATCCGTTAATATAGTTGATCCAGGAGAAGGCTATAAAAATCGTAAAGTTTCCGTTGACTATAGGGGAATTAGTATTGAAACAAATATAATCAATAAAGGTGAGCATAACTTTAAGACTGGTGAGTTGATTGTTTATGAAGGTTATACTGACGCTCCAATTTCAGGACTAGCCACAAATAGGAGTTACTACGTTACGGCAATAAATGAAAATAGCTTCAAATTGTCAGAAGTTGCACCAAAGGTTCCAGATTATTATTTTAAGACTGGCCAATTCGTAACTCTTACAAATTCAGGCACTGGAACACATTATTTCAACTATGAACCTATTATTGTAACTATTGATGGAATTTCTGGAATTGGCACTCACTTTTCAGCCAAAATTCAGCCAATTTTCCGAGGTGAAATTACTTCAGTATTAGTTGAAAATGGCGGGAAAAAATATGGCCAAGAAGACATTTTAAATTACAATAGGCAACCAACGATTAACTTCAAGAGTGGCGAATCGGCACAATTACAGGCAATTGTAACCGGTGGGAAAATAACCCAAGTATTAGTAATCAATTCTGGTGTAGGATACAACTCTCCTCCAGACATTACTATTGTTGGTTCCGGTAGAGGTGCAAGATTAACCCCCATTATTGAAAATGGTGAGATAAAGGAAGTAAAAGTTATCAATTCCGGTTATGATTATGATCCAAGAAATACTTACTTAACAGTAACCCCCGCCGGTTATGGTGCCAAAATTAGGGCCAATATAAAAAGATGGACTGTTAACAATATTGAAAGACTATTTCAGACAAATAAAATTGTAGATGATGATGGAATTATCTCAAAGAGTATAAATTCAGACTACGGGTTACAATATACTCATGGTTATGCCCCAAGAAAGTTGAGGGGAATCCTATCGGCATCGAAATATATTGCAGGTAATTTAACATATCAACCTGATTTACAGTTCGTAAATGGAACAGAAAAGGTATCAGATTCTCACTCCCCAATTTTAGGATGGGCATATGATGGAAGCCCAATTTACGGACCATATGGTTATGAAAGACAGACAGGCGGTGCCGTAAAATGTATAGAAAGTTCTTATCAAATTGTAATAGACGCAAACAGACCGAACCTAACTCTATATCCCCAAGGATTTTTTGTTGACGATTACCAATTCAAAAATACAGGCGATTTAGATGAGCACAATGGCCGTTATTGTGTGACACCAGAATTTCCTAATGGAACATATGCGTATTTTTCAACGATTTCTAACAGTGCATATGAAACTGTTGGGGCATTTGCAAATTATTTTAAGCCGGCCTTTCCATATTTTATAGGAAATACATACCATTCAAAAGTTGTAGATTTTAATTTTATTTACTCGTCAAATCAAGATTTAATTGATTTAAATGGCACTGGTTGGTTGAGAAATGTAACCCCGTTTGCATTTAATTCCAAAAATAGTTTCTACAAATATCTCGTTCAACCTTTCAGCCAATATGAACAAACCTCAACAATAACGAGCATACTTCCAGGTTCGGTTGAGGCGATTATAGTTTCCGAGGGTGGAGATAATTATAAAATTGGAGACAAATTATTATTCAATAGTGATATTTCAGGTGGTATAAATGCGGCAGCAGAAGTGTCGTCAATAATTGGGAAAAATGTTTCCTCAATTAGCATTGCCTCCACTTCATATTATGATGTTGAATTTACACCAAATGCACAATATGGAATTATAGGATTCTGCAAAGAGCCCCACCTGTTTCAAAATAATGATGTAGTAGGCATTTCAAATTTATCTCACAATCAGTCTCAGTTACAAAGAGTCTTTAGAATCTCAGTTGAAGGGCGAAAGTTTACATTAAATACAAACTTAGATGCTCCATTTTTTACTGGAACTATAACATATCTTAACCTATATGGAAATTTAAATTATCCAAATATTAGAGAAAATGATATACTCCAAATAGAAGATGAAAAGATAAAAGTATTGAATGTTGATCTGAAATCTTCAAGATTATTAGTAGAGCGACAATATGCAGGAACTTTAGGAACTTCTCATATTGCAGGTACAGAAATAGTAGAAATTCCTAGAAAATTCTTCATACCCACAGGGAGACAGGGATTTACAAATTCTCCTATTAATAAAGAAATTTACTTCAACCCGACAGAATCTGTGGGTGTCGGTATTGGAACTACGATCTTCTTTTCAAATCCAGGAATCGGCCCTACGAGTGTTTATGTCCCTACAAGATCAATATACATTCCTGAACATGCACTAACAACAGGAGAGGAGTTAATCTATAAAAACAATGGGGGCTCATCCTTTAGCGTAACGAGCGGCCCCTTAACTTATCCACTGGCAGACGGTTCAATATTATATGCGGTGGCATATTCTGGCGATTTTGTTGGCCTTTCCACTGAAAAGGTTGGAGTAGGTTCCACTGGAAATTATGTCGGATATAATACTACAAGTGCTGCGAAAATTCTATACTATAACAACACCGGCACAGGGAAGAAGCATAGTCTTTTGACCTCTTATGAATCAACTAGCGGTCAAGTTGATAAAAATTTAGTCTCAGTTTTCACTGAATCAGTTTCGGAATTGCTCCCAAATGACCAAATTATCGTAGATGTGCAACCACAAGAAGACCAAATTATTAAGGTTTTATATAGTAAAGAAACTCAAAGGCTTCTTATAAATCCTAGAACTTTTGCATCTATAGATGTTGTTGATAATTTTATCACCATTAAAAATCATAGGTATTATAGTGGTAAAAAGATAATCTATACTTCAAATTCTCCAACAATTGGACTAGAAAATAATGGAATTTATTATACAATTGTCGTCAATTCGGATAAAATTGGACTGAGTAGATCTTACTATGGCGCAGTAATAGCTAGGGAATTTGTAGAACTGAGTGGTAGCACTCCGGGGGCTTTCTCAGAAATCAATCCAAGTATTGATGTTATTGGTGGTAATTCTATAATATTTGACTTGTCGGATCATTCTCTTTCCGAATTTAATGGATTTGAAACAGTCTCTTCATTTGATTTTGATATTTTTACAGATTACCATTTCGCCAATAAATTCTACACGACATATGAAACTAGCACATTTAACCTAACCAAAAATGGAAAAATTGGTATAGACCCCGTAGCAAAGGTTACTCTAACGAATGATGGCAATTTACCAAACGAGCTATATTATAACTTAATTTCTAAAACAGGCCAAACAGTTTATACTGATAAAGAATATAATAACAATTACAACAAAATTAACTTTGTTGAAAGTTCTTATTCTGGGTCTTATGTGGTTAGCGGAGTGGGCACCACTGCGTTCTCTTATACGATACCAAATATTCCAGAAAAATCTAGCTATAATGGAAATGTAAACTACATCACAAATTCCAGTAGTGCAACTGGACCTATTGACAGAATTACTGTCACTTCAGGTGGAGGTGGATACCAGTTTCTCCCTGGAATCAGTTCGGTTATTACCAAGAATGGATCTAATGCAATATTTGAGATTGTTAGTAGTTCAATCGGGAGAATAAACAGTGTAAAAATAAACGATATAGGCTATGACTATCCAGCAGATTTGACTTTGAGCCCATTAACTCAAACTCCATTAGTTCTTAAGGTAGAGCCTCAAACGACATTGAAAAGTGTTGGTATTGCGTCTCAAGGTAAAAATTATATTTTCCCTCCATCATTAGTTTTATTGGATGGTCTAACACTAAAAAGGGTTCCAGATGTAGACCTAAGATATGAACTGGGAGATAGCGATGTCACGATATTTAAAAATAGTAGGGGAATCAATAATGTTGATCCCATAATTATTCCAACAAACAATTCAAATGGGATTCAAATAAATTCAATTACATATAATTTTATCACAAAAGACGTAACAGTATTTCTATATCAGGGGTATAGTAATCTTTCGGATTTCCCCTTTATGGTTGGAGATAAAGTATTAATTGAAAATGTTGCGATTATTACAGATCCAGGGGCCAAAGGTTATAACTCATATTCTTATGAGTATTCAAGATTCACTATTACACAAATTAATCCAAATATCGGTGGATCTAATGGCTCTATTACTTATAGCATGGCCGACAAATTATCGGCGGGCGAATACCCCGGAATATTCAATACATCGGTTTTATCTGGGACAGTAGTTCCAGAAAAATTCTTTCCACAATTTACAATTGATTTAACCAAGAATTCTTTTCTAAAAGACGAAATTGTTACCTCAAATAATTTCACAGGAATCGTCCAATTTTGGAACGAAGATAATGAACTCTTGACACTTTCTTCGACCGATGATTTGTACCCTGGGGCATTAATTTCAGGCTCAGATTCCCTTTCGCTTGGGACTGTTAGTAAAATCTATAACTTTAAATCAAAATATAACACAAATTCATCCTCTATTGTAAAAAAAGGTTGGAATACTGAAAAGGGATTTTTTGATAATGAATTTCAGAGAATCCAGGACGGTGATTATTATCAATCCTTTGCATATTCATTAAAATCTAAAATTGACTATGGCACCTGGAAAAATCCGGTCAGTAGCCTAACACATATTGCTGGATTTAAAAAATTTGGAGATTTTATCGTAGAATCCACCCCGTCAAGTGGTATCAATACTGATCAAAATGATTCCCTTTTTAATCTCAATATATCCAGCATTTCAGAAGTTGACTTAAATGCTATTGTTGATTATGATTTAGGCACAGAAAATAATTTTAAAGTTGGAACGGATCTTGCATCTAATCAAATTTATTTTAAGAATAAAATATTACAAGATTATTCTTTAGTAGTAGGAAATAGAGTTCTAGTTATTGATGATATTAGTCCAAAATTTGACGGAATTACCCGCCAGTTTGACCTAACCAGTCGTAATAGAAATATTTTTCTTAGAAATTTTGATGGTAGTAGTCAATCTGTTGTTGAAATTCAAAATAACATTATAAAAATACCAAATCATTACTTCGCTGATGGTGAGAAAGTTACATATTCTTATAGCGGCGGTCCAATAGGAATACAAAGCACTAATATCGCGGGAATCGGTGTTACTGACAAATTACCCTCAAATTTATATGTCGTAAAATACAGCGAATCTGAAATAGCATTAGCTAGTAGTGCAGAAAATGCCATCAAAAGTAAACCAATACCTCTCATTCTCTCAAGTGTTGGAATTGGTAGTACACACATATTAAAATCAACTAACCAAAACAGTAAGGCTATCATAACTCTAGGTGGTATCATTCAATCTCCAATTGTGGCGACCGCTACCTCAACTACAATTAATTCATTTGTCGGGCTAGGTTCTACGACAATTTCCTTCCAGGGCATTGGGGATTTCGCTAGTGGCGATTATGCAAAAATTGATGATGAAATTGTAAAAGTAATTTCTGTTGGAATTGCATCAACCAATAGCGTTGCAGTTAACCGAGCCTGGGTTGGGACCGGTATCGCAACCCATGCTGCAAATTCCACAGTTTATAAAATACAAGGCAATTACAATATTGTTGACAATACTATACATTTTGTAGAGCCACCTAAAGGACCATCGCCAATGGGAACAGTTGGGGGCTCACCCGAAGATGTTGATTATGTCGGCATTACATCGTTTCTCAATTTTAATGGTAGAGTTTTCACGAGAAATGGTATCAAAAATACTCCAAATGATGCGTATTATACCAATTTTGTTTTAGATGATATTTCTAGTGGGTTTAACGGAATTTCTTCAACTTTTACTCTAAAAAGTAATTCACAAAATATTACTGGAATTGCTACAGATACTGGTTCAATACTAATTAATGAAGTTTTTCAAGTTCCTTCCGAATTGACCGGATTTAACCGAGCATACAACAGTTACACTATTTCACAGACCGCTGGAATATCGTCTATAAGGTTCCTAGGAGCCCCCGCAACACAGGTGAATGACGTAAATGGATCCGGGCTACCAATAGGGGGAGTAATCGTTTCTATCGGGTATAGTCGTGGGTATGGGATACAACCGCTAGTTTCTGCCG